TCACACGCCATGAGCGTCGAGCCGCTGCCGCCGAAGGTGTCGATGACCACGGCGTTCTCTTGCGTGGAGTTGCCGATGGGATAACCGAGCAGATCCAGCGGCTTGCTGGTCGGGTGGTTCGCATTGCGCTTCGGCTTGTCGAAGTTCCAGATGGTCGTCTGCTTGCGGTCGGAATACCACTTGTGCTTGCCGTTCTGCATGAAGCCGTACAGCACCGGTTCGTGCTGCCACTGATAATCCGAGCGTCCCAGCACAAGGCTGTCCTTCACCCAGATGCAGCAGCCTGCAAGGTGGAAGCCAGCATCGATGAACGCCCTGCGGAAGTTCAGTCCTTCCGTATCGGCATGGAACACATAAGCCGCACCGCCTTTTTCGAGGTGTGCCGCCATACACTGAAATGCCTCCAGCAGGAAGTTGTAGAACTCCTCGTTCTTCATGCTGTCGTTCTGAATTGTCAGCCCGCTGGCGCTCTTGAAAGATACACCGTATGGCGGATCGGTCAGAATAAGGTTTGCTTTCGTATCGCCCATAAGTGTATTTACATCTTCTGGGCTTGTCGCATCACCGCACATAAGGCGATGCTTGCCGACCGTCCACACGTCGCCGCGCTCCACGAAGGAAGCCTTCTCCAGCGCAGCCGTCAGGTCGAAGTCATCGTCCTTCGCATCGCTGCCGGTATTATCGGAGAACAGGTCAGCCAGCTCCTTTTCGTCAAAGCCCGTCATGGCGAGGTCGTAGCCGAGGTCTTGCAGCTCCTGCATCTCCACAGCGAGCAGTTTCTCGTCCCAGCCTGCGTCCATTGCCATTCGGTTATCGGCAAGGATATAGGCTTTCTTCTGCGCATCGGTCAGATGGTCAACATAGACACATGGCACTTCCGTGATGCCTTCCTCCTTCGCCGCCATCAGTCTGCCGTGACCTGCGATGACATTATACTCGCGGTCGATGATGACCGGATTGACAAAACCGAACTCACGCAGCGAGGAGCGCAGCTTTTTTATCTGCTCCGGCGAGTGGGTGCGGGCGTTATTTACATACGGGATGAGCTTGTCGGTAGCGACAAGCTGAAAGTCTGTTGTTGTTTTCATGTGTACCTCACTTCCTGCTGCGGAGTAGCTGCTCCATCATATCGTCCTGCGGAGAGCCGTCAAACTTGGTGGTGCAATTCTGCTTCACGATATCGAAAATCTCGTACCAGAGCAGATTTGCCTGTTTCTGATAGGACTGGCTGAGCGATGCGAACGGGGATGCCACCACGCCGCCGGTCGTCGGATGCTTGCCGAGCAGACCGTAGGTCGAGAGGGCTTCCTCGCACTGCACGAAACGGGCGAACGCCAGCGAGTAGCTTTCAAGCAATCGCTTGTTCACCAGCTTTTCGCAGCCACGATTTTTCAGCCATATCCATGTTTCCTTGTAGATTTCATCAGCGCCGAGGGGCTTGCCGTCCTTCTGCCGTGCCGAGAGGTATTCACTCGGCGAGGGCATATCCTCACCGACAAGGTCTGCGGCATCATCAAGGTCAGCACCTTCCAGCGCGGTCGGGGTGAATTCGATGATGTCGGCATCCTCTCCTGCGGCAATTTTCTCGGCGAGGGGCTTCGGCTTGTCGCCTGCGCGGACTCTGCGTCCGCCACGGTTTGTACCGTCTTTTGCCATATCATCACCTGCCTATAAAAAATGCCGGAATCACGCGGATTTCGGCTTGCAAAAATATTCGAGGGGTTAATAGGTCGTTTGAACCGGACTTTTTGTGCGTGAGAGGGGGCGCCGGTCTTGTGATCGTTGCTCCGTAGAGATTTCGATACCCCCACCGGGCAGCCCCCCAGCCCCGCCTCCATTGCGGTTCAGATCGTTTTGGTTCTATATTGCTGCGGTAGAATGTTCCGCATCATATTTCTCAATGGCTAACCTTGCTTCACTTATTGTATTAAACCTTCCGAGATAAATTCTTTTTTTGTTTCGGTTGATTCTTGCTTGATACTTTCCATAGTGTGGAGCCACTCCAATTGCACCGCTGCTTCCGCGAGTCACATGGCAGTTTGCAAGATTATCAGACTGTGTGCAGACTCGAAGGTTGGTTTTTCTATTGTCCAGCGTGTTACCGTTAATATGATCCACGACCGCATCCTCATCTATGCTGCCAAGTAAAAGACGGTGCATATACAAAGTTGTATACCCACCGCCTTTCTTTCTTATTGTCCTTCGCGCATATCCTTTTGGACTGCTACGCTGCCATGACCACTGGGACAAATAATCATAGTCCTCTGCATCGACTATAACATCAACTGTTCCTCCACAATAATCGTGTATTGCAATTGTTTTATAATCATCCATACAGCACCTCATAAACAAGAAAAGCACCTATTGCAGGTGCCTCAATAATTGTATTCGGGATTCTTGTCTTCTGTCCATGTCTTTTTATCATGACACGCTTTACATAGAGCTTGAAAATTACTCTCATCCCAGTGCAATATTTCATTGTCTCTGAAAGGAATTATATGATCGACAACTGTTGCGGTCACGAACTTTCCCTGCGCCAGACACTTCACACACAACGGATGCTTCCGCAGGTACGCTTTACTGACACGCTGCCACTTGCTGCCGTAGCCACGCTTGGCGGCTGACGGACGCTCAGGGTGCAGGGGCTTGTGTTCATCGCAGTACGCACCCTCGGTCAGTCTCGGACAGCCGGGGTGCTTGCACGGTTTCAGTGCCTTCCTCGGCATCGCCGACACCTCCTTCGGGCATAACAAAAGCCGCTGCGGTAATCCACAACGGCTCTTTACAGATTCTTCTATTATACATTATATCACACATTACCGGTGCTTGCAAGTCCCACGGTGTCCCAACTTTTCAAGGCAGTTACGGCTGTGCTGTGAAGGCGGAACACATGGGACTTGCTGTATCCCATCTCCTTCATGATCTCCGACCACGGCAGGAATTCGAGGTATCTTTTACGCAGAAGGTCACGGGCATCACCGTCCTGCACGGCATTGATGCGGGTTTCCATATCCGCGATCAGCGCATCATATTCTGCCTGCGTTTCCTGTATATCCTGTTCAAGCGCCATGATCTTGAAAACGGTGCCTTCCATTTTGCTGCGGTCGGGAGATACCGTCCTCGGCATATCATTGATGCCGCTGCCGTTCATGCCTTCTGCCCGCTGTCGCAGCAGGTGGATTTCGTGTATCTTACGATTGATGCGGCGGCGGAGTCGTTCCGCCTGCTCCCAGTATTCTTTCATGCAAATTCCTCCCTCATCATTTTTATCAGCTTTTCGCCGTTCATATCCGACATGAAGTCAAACCACTGCGACCGCAGGAACTGTTCACATTCAAGGGTTGTTATGATATCGTGTGACTGCAGCGCCTCCCGGTAATCCAAGAGACACTGCTTGATAATTGCTGCCGCCAGTAATTTGTATCCTTCTGTCATTTAAGCTCCTCCTTGACCGCGTCCATCAGGGCGGTCTGCGTTTTGTCCTTATCCTGCAACGCCCGCAGGATGCGTTCATCGACAGTGCCTTCCGTGATAATATGCTGTATGACAACGGTAACTGACTGCTGCCCCTGCCGCCACAGTCGGGCGTTTGTCTGCTGGTACAGTTCCAGACTCCATGTCAGACCGAACCATACAAGGGTGCTTCCGCCGGACTGAAGATTCAGTCCGTGTCCGGCGGATGCAGGATGTATCAGGGCGACGGGCAGTTCGCCGTTATTCCAGCGGCGGATGCTGTCGGGCTTATCCAGAGTGCTGAACGGGATATGCAACTGACGCAGCCGTTCCTTGATACGGTCGAGGTCATGCCGAAACCAGTATGCGATCAGCAGCGGTCTGCCGTTCATGCTCTCGATAATATCTTCAAGGGCATCCAGCTTCCGATTGTGTATCGGAATAACCTCGGCGGAGTCATTGTAGATCGCGCCGTTTGCCATCTGTGACAGCTTGTTGCTGAGGCTTGCGGCATTCGCGGCAGTGACTTCACCATTCGGCAATGACAATACCAGTTCTTCCCGCAGGT